TCAATGTAACTTGTAGCATTTTGTGTATAAAATACTCCAGGATCACCTGTATAAAATATATAAGTAGGGTTAAGTGTAAATTTTGCGGGCCACATATGTCTTTCAACCCACGCACCTATGCCTGATATAGCAGGAGGATCAGCATTAAAGTCTATTTCAGCCCAATCAGTTAAATATTCAGGACTAGGGTCTTTACTTTCATCCGTAACACCACCAAAATCATATATTCTTGACCAATTGGCTGCATAAACTTCAGCTGATAGTGGTGGTTCATCTGGAAGATCTAGTGGTTTAGGTAAAAGTTCAAATATAGTATCAGGACCTAATTCTTCTAAATCTTTTTGATCATAGTGTATGCTATATATATCACGCTCTATTAAATTATTACCTTCAGCTGTTATTCTAAAAGGATTTACCTGAGTAGGTGTTAACCCAATACCGAGTAACATCGGCGAATCTTCTAAACCCGGTTCGCTTACTGGATCTTGGTCTTTATTCGTACCAGTAGTATGAACTTTTTTTTCCTCTAAAGGAGCACTAGGTGAATTATTTTGATTGTTACTATTTGTGTTATAAGCCATACTACTACCTCACAATCTTAAATAATTCAGGTGGATTATAATATCTCTCAGTTGTAACAACACTCGCAGAATAATATTGAACCTTGAATTGAAGGCGATAATGTCTTTCAGGAAATAGCCCGTTGGTATCTACATCAAAATAATTAATATTATAATTTTGTCGCCCTATGTATGTACAGGATAGGTCATGATCATAAACCACCTCACCTGTTGTGTTGTCAATAATAGCGTATGAAGATGATTGCGGTAAAACATTTCTCATAGGTGCACCAACGCTACCTGCTTGTGAGCGTGCACCATATCTATTTTGTATATCTACAATAACTCTTTCTTTTGAACCTTTTTTGTATTCAGGTTGCAATCTCGGTGATATAATTATATCATCAGAAGAAGAAACAATAGAACCGGAAGCTGTAGAATATCCTGTATGTGTAGCATCATCATATTTTACTTTTAATCTTGGTGGGTATATTGTATTTGTATTTCTAGAATAATAATCTAATGCTCCATATATATCAGCATTATTCTCATGACTATCAGGTCTTTTCACTATAAATCCATTATTTGTTACATTACCATTATGCCAATTTTCTACAATGGCAGTTACATCTATTTCTAAATCACCTGTTACATTATTAAATGTTTTAGATACTGATTCTGAATCATGTGAACCGGTTAAAAAGTATCCGCCTTCATCAGTCCATGGGATTTCAGGGGCTCTTCTATACAACCAACTACAACCATCAGTAGTATACGGTTTGTTGGTAACCCTTCCTGTACCCATCATCCATGCTTGCCTCAAAGGGTGAACTTTAAGAGTATAATCTAGAGGTACATCTTCTTCTTCTGCGATATACATACATAATACATATTTCAAACTACCTGATGCTGATGCAGTATGTATAGCTTGTGCTGCTAGAGATGCAGATACTGTTGAAGTATCAAATTGAAGTACTGCACGTGAATTATAATTAGTAACGCCTGATGCAGAAGTCAATTTAGTAACTTCTAATATTTCATCCAATCCAGTATTTTTACTACCAGTAGATTCATATAATGTTGCTGTCTTTGATGGATATATAGTTTCTATCATAATTTATCCCTTAATACGATACCACTTTACCTTGAATATCTTCATTAGGATGCTTGATTTCAAATACTGAAGGATCAAGCGATGGGTATATTGTATCATTATATGTACCCTCTTCTATATTATATCTATTTATAGCGTAATCATCTCCAAATTTATTAGTAATTTTACAATCTATTACTGATTGAACGCCAGGTACATCAGCTAAACAAATATATAAATCCTTTTTTAGGATAGGAGTTTTGAATGTAAAATTATCTGTATGATATTTTCTCTTTAACTCTTGTATGCATTTTGTAAGTACTGCATTAGAGTTATTATTAGGTTGTACTGTAATAGTAAATTCAATACCAATATTTATTATATATCCGTTTTTGATATTTACAGCATCGGTCATCATTCTATATTGTGATAAATAAGTTCTTAAATTTTCTTTAGCACCAGATGAGAGTGTAGTCAGTTTACCGTTTTTATCGTAACCTAATACATATAAATTTACTGCTAAAGGATTCGAAACGGACACTTCATCTTCCCTCATTTGTTCATCTCTTGCTACATATGCTTTCGCAACTGAACCAAATTTAGCAGGTAAACTCAATGAACGTATTACGTAATCTTCTCTTGTTACAATTCTATTTTGAGTACCAAAATATGATAGTGCGTTTTGTCTTATATTTTCAATACTTTCAGCACCCCTACCTCCTGTAGCTGGTTCTAAATTAGTAACAGATATATTATCTTTTACTGTTGTTATTGTTCCTTTAATTAAACTGACCGCTGGATTAAATGTTACAGTTTTATTATTAATAGTTGTTATACTTTTAGATGGTACATTAGCTTTCAAGCCATATCCTTTATTATATTTTACCGTTAAGGTAGTATTTGCAGGTGCTTGGCCATATGTATCTGTATAAAGAAAGTTAGCAGGGTCAAATGCAGTATCTAATTGGTCTGCTCTACCTGATACATTAGAGCCAACATTATCAGGATTAGGTATCAAGGTTTCATCTTCATTTGTTGATACACCACTTCCAAATCTTAACTCAACTTTGTTTTCAGGCTTGATACGTGTTACAAACCTTCTGTTTGTTTTTCTTAATCTTAAAATATACGGTACGTTTACACTATCCCCGGATAATGAAGGATCGTTTGCAACACTATTAACTGTTTCATCAAATACCATCGTTTGTGCTAAATATGGTACTTCAGTCCATTCATTACCATCTGAATCAGTTATGCTCTCTATACTTTGAACATCTGAATCGTTAATAGTATATGTTGGATATTCTGTTGCAGTACCTACAGTAATAGGTTGCTGCTTTTCTTCACCACTCATTGCACCAACTGTTTTAGTAAGCAGGTACCATTCAACTAGACCTGATGTTGCGTTTGTTGAGTATATATTTACAGTTGTTGGGTCCACTGAACTTGACGTATTGAAATTTACTTCTCGTAAAGTTTTGAATTTTACTCCTTCACCTGATTGACAAATCATACCTCGTTCTATCCTAGGAGCATAATCCCAGTCAGGAGCAACCTCATCACCTGTACCTACAGAAGGTATTAATGCATAAACTGTTAGGTTGGTTGATGACGGTGCACTTATAACAGGCTTGTACCCGAATGCTTGAGCGATAGAATAAATATTTTGTCGCTCTTGTGCTCTATGGAGCATTGATTCACGTAAAGAGTAATCAGTATAGTATGATAATACATCACCTACATATGCTGCCATTTCAATAAACATGGTTGATGGTGATGCTTCAGAAAAATCTTTTACTGTATTTGGAAAGTAGCTTTTAGCAAACTCTATTAAATTAGTTTTTAGAGAATTAAAATCTCTACCTACATAGTTAACATCTCTACCTCTATTTTTATATTTACCCATAATATTACACCTTTACTTTTAAGTTTAATACATTATCAGCTGGCCAACCTTCTACAGCATATTTTACAGCAACGTTTACTAAATATCTATCTATATCACTATTAACATCCACTTCTTGTATCACTACTTGTGGCATCCACATTGCAACTGCAGCGTCAATAGCATCTTTGCAGGCAGTTTGTAGCACCCCTTCTTCAGCTTGCTCAAATAAAATTGCATATAAATCACTACCAAATGTTGGTTGCATTGGTCTTTCACCTTTCATAGTTAGTATTAAGTTCCTTAAATTATCATGCACTTGTGATGATGTTAAAAAATTTTGCTTAGGTGTACCTACAGTTAATGGAAATGATACACCTATCGGTACATTTTCATCTACATCTAATGGATATATTTTAGGTACTAATCTTGCCATTTTTATTTCTTAAATCGTTTTACTAATTCACTGTAATCACGTGTTATTGCTTTTGTTACTGAAGCGTCAACTTTATCAGTTGGTACTACCTGCCCATTATGCCCTTGTAATAAATTAGGTTGTTGGTTTCCATTTTGCATTGCTGCAAACCCTGCTCTTGCATCTGAAGCGTTAAAAGTTTTCATAGTAGGATATCCTTCCGCTTCAGTTTGAGATAGTGCTTCTGATAATGTTAATTTTTCATTATCTTGTATATTAGCTTTTTGTTCGGTTAATACATTACGAACTTCTTTTCGTACTTCTTCACGTACTATTTTACGTATAACTTGTGCTAATTGTTTTGCTTTCATCTATTTATCTCCTATTTATAGTATATATAATAAATATACGCTAATACAAATTATTGCTTTAATGCTTGAAGTTTTTGTTCAATTTGAGTAACTGAAGCT